GCACGACTGGCAAGAAAGACACTAGCGGTGATTTGGACTTGGCAGTTAGCGAAGACGAAATTACAAAAGAAGCATTGGTTACTTTATTATTAAAAAAGTTTCCACAAGAAAATATAAAGAAAAGCGGTACAAACGTTCACGTAAAAACTCCAATTAAGGGAAATCCTAAAAACGGATTCGTTCAAACTGACTTCATGTTTGGCGATAAAGACTTCATGAAATTCAGTATGCAAGGCGGAGCTGAGAATTCTGAATTTAAAGGAGTAGATCGCGCTTTATTAATGGCTTCTATTGCAAAAGCACAAGGATTGAAGTGGTCTTATCTAAACGGATTAGTGGACAGAGAAACAAACAAGACTATTAGTAAGAATCCAGACGAGATTGCACAAAAGTTATTAGGCCAAGACGCAACTAGAGAAGACTTAGCAAGCGTAGAAGCTATATTGGACGTAATAAAAAAGAGAAAAGACTATAAAGACTTAATAGCGCAAGCTCAAGCAGACTTTGAAAAGAAAGGATTAACTTTAAACGAAGGCGCATTACTAGAAGCTGACGCAAGAATACAACACCCTGAAGACTTAACCTATTGGGAAGGAAGTAAGGGCGCTTCAAGAGCTTTGGCAACAATGCTTTCTGTAGCAAAAGATCCAAGCAAGATCTCAGTAAAGTGGGACGGAAGTCCAGCCATGATATTTGGAGTAGATGAGAAAGGCAATTTCATTCTTACTGACAAATCTGGGTTTACTGCAAAAGGATACGATGGTAAAGCAAAATCTGGAGACGAATTAAAAGATATGTTTTTAAACAGAGGTAAAAAATCTGGAAAACCAATGTCAAAGGATTACGTTAACTTCGCAAATAACATGGGTGGTATGTTCGATGCATTTAAAAAGGCCTTTCCAAAAGGATTAAAAGGCTATTTTAAAGGAGATCTATTATACCAAGCAACGCCACCAGTAAAAGACGGTAACTTTGTATTCAAACCAAACATAACTACGTACACAGTACCAACCGATAGCGAAATGGGAAAGCAAATTGCTAAGAGTAAAGTAGGTATTGTATTACACAGGTACATTGCACCAGACGGTAAAGAGTATCCAATCAAGAATATCTCTGACTATAAGTTCACAACTAACTCAGGTCTATTTGTAGTGCCTCCAGTATTCATAAAGACTCCTCCAAAAGTTTCTACTAGCTTAGTATCAAAAACAAAGAGCGATATTTCTACTTATGCAAAAGATATAGACGCATTATTGGATAAGTCTAAGCTAAGTTCTATGAAGCTTTCTAATTTTCCAGACTTATTATATAAGTTTACTAACTCAAAAGTAAGCGACTTAAAGTCTTTGAGCTCTAAAGAATTCATTAAATTTATTGAAAAAGAATCCTCTTTAACAGACGCGAAGAGAAACAATATTATACAGTATTGCAATGCTAACGCAAAAGCTTTGGATGCAGTATTCTCTATAGCAAAAGGTATTATAGCAATAAAAGACGACCTAATAAATCAACTAGACTCTCAAGACTTAGGAGTTAAAGCTTCTGTAGGAGATATTGCTGGTGGTGAAGGCTACGTTGTTGCTGATCCTAAAGGAGATGTTAAATTAGTTAATCGTGCAGGCTTTTCTGCAGCAAATAGAGCAGTTCAAAGATAATGACACCTAAAGAAAAAATAGCATTACTAAAAGATTTCGTGGAATACTGCGAAAATGCTTTAGACATAAAGAACCTTCCAAAGGTAAAGTTTGTTTTTGACAGAAGATGGGCTACCAACATGCACAGTTTCGGTAGATATAGAAACGGAGAAAGAGACGTGACTGTATACATGAGAAATAGAAACATGGCAGACGTACTTAGAACGTTAGCGCACGAGTTAGTACACCACAAACAAAACGAATTAGGCAAATTAGATCCTAGTAGCGGTAAAACTGGATCTGATATAGAAAACGAAGCAAACGCAAAAGCTGGAATCTTGATGAGAGACTTCGGTAAAGAACGAGAGGAGATATATGAATCAAAAAGTTTAAAGCTTATAGATATTTTAAAAGAAATAAAAAAATGATTAAGCTGTTTAACATATTGAAAAGTATTTTAAACGAAGTTAAACAACTTCCTATTGGAAACTCTATCATTTTTGGAGTTGAACACCACAGTAAAGCAGATGCTCAAACTGTTGTAGACTATGTCAAGAAAAATTTCTCACCACAAGACAAAGTTGTATTCATGGGAGAGGGAGGCGACGATAGTAACAAGTATGTAGTCGGCAGCGAACAAGAAATGATTTACGAAGAATTGAATTCTTACTTTGAAAACCTAGTCAACGATTCTTGGGACGGTTCAGATTTAAACGTAATGAACGATAAGTCTACTCTGTATAAAATGCAAAAAGAAAAGACCGGCCTTTCCCACAATCAAATATTAGCTGCCAATTGGGCTAGTATGGTTGGACAAAATATTTTACAAGGACAATCGATAAAGGATTTCCTTCCAGAAGATTATTTAAGCCCTGAAGGTATTAAGTTTTTAAAAGTAGCAGCACAACAAGCTGGGCTGCCTTTATCAGATAACTTATATGAACCCACTCGAGAAGATTTTGATACTCTATATAGACTTTCTTTCCCAGAAGATTACGGAGATACATATACTAAGGTAGCAAAAGTAGCAGATGCTTTTAATGAAGCAAGAGATGAGAACTTATTAAAAAAATTAAAACAATACGAAAGTAGAGGTTATAAAGTAATAGCTACCGCAGGAGAAGGACACATAGATTTAATCAAAGCATTGCTTAAAAAATAAAAAAAATAAGATGGAAAAATCAGTTTTGAAGAAAGAGTTTGGCAAGAAAGATGTTCAAAGAATGAGGAACATTATTACTGGCAACACAGGAGCTGCTACGCAGACTCTTGCAGGATGGGAAAAGAAACATATAGATCATAAAGAAGGAGACGTTTGGGAAGAAGAGGGACGCACATGGACTATAAAGAACGGCATTAAACAGAACCTTACTAAATTAGATGGCATAAAAAAATTGGTGGTGATGCCAATCTCGTGTCCCAACTGTGGTAAGCACATGAAAATCACCGAAACCAATAAAAAGATGTACTCTCTTCACAAAATGTGCTTGGAATGTGTTGTTAACATGGAAGCCAAGATTAAATTGGAAGGTAAATGGGAACAATACGAAAAGGGCATCGTTAAAGCGAATGCATTGGCGAACCTAGTCGACTTTGAGAAGGCTGTAGATTCTTGGTATGCAGAAAAAGATACATTTGTCTCGGAATCTGGGGAAATAGAAAGTTGGGGTGGTGGAGACAAGACAAAGATGTACGAAGAGATCAAGACTAGATTACAAGAGATGAAAAACACCGATATTTATTAATAAAATTTTTATAAATGCCAGCGGTATCTAAAAAACAACAAAAATTCATGGGAATCGTTCATGGATTACAAAAAGGAACGGTTAAACCATCAGACGTATCCAAAAAAGCACAAAACGTAGCAAAAGACATGAAACCAAAAGCAGCAACTGACTTTGCATCAACAAAACACAAAGGACTTCCTACCAAAGTTAAAAAAGAAAACGTAGACGGAGCAATAGACACTTTATATATGGTTAGAAAGCCTTACTCTGGCTGTCAATTAACTTCATTAGTACAACCTATCGATCCTTTAGTGGGTCTTGGTGGTTCAGAAGTAGTTCCAGATCACGTTCACGCAGTATTTCCAGACCAAGATCAAGCAATGGCTATCGCTGAAACGCTTTACGAAGAGTATTGCACTAAGATGGAAGCTTTAGAAGAAAAGAAAGGCGCTGTAACAGGCAAAATCTCTTCTGCTATCGACGCTTTAGAGAAGAAAAGAAAAGAACACGTTGATCTTGCTAAAGCAGATCCTAAGAATGCGTCACAGCACAAAGACAAGATCGCTATGATAGCTACAAAGATCGATGATTTGATGACTAAGCTTGAGAAAGTTGAAAGATCAAAGAAAGCAAAAGAAATTGACGCAAAAAAAGATAAAAAATAATGGAAGAAGTAGCAAAATTCATATCGAATTTATTAAATAGCCGTCAACAATCTCAAGTATATCATTGGCAAGCTGTTGGTGAAGGCTCTAATGCAATGCACGAAGCCTTAAACGAATACTACGATAAGATTATTAAAAAAGTAGACGGATTGGTTGAAGCTGTTCAAGGTCGTTATGGTATTATAAGTGGATACAATTTGCAGTTTACAGTTAGAGAAGACAACAAACCTCTAATCTACTTTCAAGCTTTAGCAAAATATGTAGAAACTGTAAGAAAGAGAATACCTCAAGACTCTTATATACAAAATCAAGTTGACGAGATTGTAGATTTGATCGAAAGCACTAAGTATAAATTAGAAAACTTAAGATAGTGATTAAATTAGGACACTTATTAAACGAAGTACTTCAAGAAAAGTCTTGTTGGAAAGGCTATATCGCTAGAGGCACTAAAAAGAAAGGCGACAGAATGGTTCCTAACTGCGTTCCTTTAGAGGAGCAAGAGGAATTAGAAGAAGCCAAATATCAAGGTCGCAAAGTTACTCTTAATAAACCTTTTTTAACACCTGATGGTCCTAAAAAGAGATCAGTATACGTTAAGAATGAAAAAGGAAACGTAGTTAAAGTAAACTTTGGACAAAAAGGAGTGGCAATTAAAAAGCACATTCCAAAAAATAGAAAATCTTACAGAGCAAGACACGGCTGTAGTAACCCTGGACCAAAATGGAAAGCAAACTATTGGTCTTGTAAAGCATGGTAATATGATAAAACTAAAAGACATACTATTAGAAATGGGTTCGATGACAATCAAACCTATTTTAGATTTATACGATCAGAGTCCAGATAGAGTTTCTAAAGCTTTATTTCCTGGTCAAAAGACAAAGTCCAAAGACGAAGTAGAAAATGAATTAAGAGGCTTGGATTATAACGAATTCAGCGAATTTAGAGATGAATTGGGAGTTGAAATAGAAGAAGCAGAAAGAACTAAAGCTGGAAGAAAAGTAAACAAAGCTTATCTTACTAAGAATAAGTCTGCAATGAAAAAAGAGATCGATAGAGTTGCAAAATTAAGCAATGACGATCCTTCAGCATACACTAAATGGGATGCAGATTATGCAGACAAAGACAAAAAGAAACCATACACAACTAAAAAATCTGCAGCTACTTCAGCTTACGAAAAAAGATTCGGAAAGAACGAAAGCATTAACGAAGGAGACGCGGACAAAGCATTAGCTAACAAAGCAAAAGCAACTGGCATATCAAAATCTGTTTTAAGAGGTGTATACGATAAAGGCTTAGCTGCTTGGAAAACTGGGCACAGACCTGGAGTTGGACAACATCAATGGGCAATGGCAAGAGTTAATTCTTTTGTAACTGGAAAAGGTGGAGCTAGAAAAGCAGATAAAGGTTTATGGAAAAAAGCAAGCAAATCTAAAAAGAAATAATAAATGAAACTTAAAGACCTTCTTAAAGAAACAGTAGCAGAAATTTCTTACAAAAAATCAGGATTAAAGAAGCCAAACTTAGCTGACTTAGACAAAGATAAACAAATCTCTTCTTATGAAAAGAAAAGAGGCAGCGCTATTGAAAAAAGCATGAAAACTGAATTCAAAAGTCAAGCTCCTAAGAAAGAAGGCATTAGATTTGGTAACGAAGAAAGACCAATGGAAACTATGCCATCATTATCAAGATCAGAGATGACCTCAATGGATTCTAGAAATAATATATGTAAAGAGTGCGGAACTCCAATGATGTATGAAGACAAAATGTGTGCAGAGTGTGGATATATGGAAGAAGATGGCGATGCTACTTCTTTACCTTCATCACTTATTGATGGTCCAGTTAAAGACGACAAAGACGGAATTTCTGAATTTGGAGACCACGAAGTTTCAATGGCTCAAAATAGTTTAAGATCTATCGTAAACGCAGCAGGGGAATTGATGAATAAAATGGGAGAAGACGAAAAAGATATTCCAGCTTGGATTCAAGACCATATTACAAACGCGGCTAACTATATTAGACAAGCAAGCGAAAATTATCACGAGTACTCTCAACCAGAACACAAAGATGGACTTGCTTTAGAAGATTTAATGGAAGCAAAACGTAAGCGTAAATAATTATAAGCATGAATCTAGATAAATTAAAAGGACATATACCAGACAAAGTAATTGAACAAATTCCTGGAGTAATGGAGAAATTCCAAATCAATACTCCACTACGTTTGGCTCATTTCTTGGCTCAATGTGGACACGAAAGTGGTGGATTTAGGTTGACAAAAGAAAACTTAAACTATTCTGCAAAAGGTTTGAATGGTATTTTTAAGAAATACTTTCCAACATTAGAATCAGCTAAAGCGTATGAAAGAAAACCTGAGAAAATTGCTAATAAGGTTTACGGCAATAGAATGGGTAACGGCGCAGAGTCAACTGGAGATGGTGCTAAATATTGTGGTCGTGGTTACATACAATTAACCGGTAAAGACAACTACACTGCATTCGGAAAATCAATCAACGAAGACATAGCTGCTAACCCAACAGTGGTTGCAGACAAATACGCTTTGCTATCTGCTGCTTGGTTTTTTAGCAAGAATAAATTGCATATCATGGCAGACGAAGGCGCAACAGACGCAGTAGTTACCAAGATTACAAAGAGAGTAAATGGTGGAACTATCGGATTACCAGACAGAATTAAACACTTTAAAGAGTATCACGCTCTATTAGCATAATGAATAAAGATTTAGACATATTAAAGGCAATTCTTTTAGAAGCGGAGGAAGACGAGAAAGCGGCTGAAGACAAAGAAAAAGAAATAAAGAAAGACAACGCTGAAGAAAAAGTTGACGATCGCGCTAACGAAAAAGATGACAAACCAGATTCTCCTTTCGATAAGGACCCAATGGGTTTTATTCTTAAGAAGTATCATACTTTGAATGCATTATTAGAAGAGTTAATGACTCCTGCTTTTAAGGAATACGTTACTGCGATATTCATTCAAGCGCCTAAACCTACTAGTTTTAAAATTGTTTTACACAATAGCCAATACTTCTATTTAAGTTACATGGGAGATGGAATTTATCAAGCTATAATAGCAGGTAAAAGACACTATCTATCTAGTATTGGTGAGAAAGAAAGAGCAATGAAAGGCATTAGCCGATTATTGCAACAAGGAAGTCCATTGAAAACAAAAGGACCAGAAGGAGCAGAACAAGGAACGAGAGCAGAAGGCGAAGACGATGGTAGTTTAAGCGGTGGAAATAATAGCGGAGGCGGAGATCAAACAGGAGTTGAAACTGCGCCAGCAGCTGAAGAAGGTGGCGAAGAAGCAGAACCATTAACAGAAGCAGCTATTCTTAAAGGCATAATAATGGAAGCATTTACAGTGTTTCCAAAATCAGAGAAAGAGATTAAAAATAAAGACATCAAATCTTTATTTACTGCAGTTAAGGCGAATACAGACATAGAAGACCCAATTGCTTTAGACCCACAAGCGCCTAATGCAGTAAACATTACAAGAAAATTACAGACTGATAAAAAAACTATTGCGTCAATTAAAAAACTTACCGGCCAAGATATAAGCGGAGGTAAGATAAGATGGAACGGACTTTCTATTAAATTTGGAGAAGGTTCAAGAGGTGGTAGAGGTGTAAAATCAAAAGGCTTAGGATTCGAAGGAACATTAACTGCTGACTTAAAAAATTTAAAAGATAACGGATTGAAAGACGCTAAAGATTTCAATCACCCTCAATTAGTTTTAGAAATGGCTAACGAATTAGGATTAAAAAAGGGAAATTTTAAAGTAATTCCAGAAGGGCAAAAAAATCAATCAAGACCTTTGAAAATAACTGCAAAAGGTCCTGAAATTGCATTCTCTGCAGGCACCGCAGCAGAAACTTTAACTGATATTACAGTAGATAAAGGCGATACTCTTTATTATATATCTGCTAAATTCGGAGGAACTTTAACTTTCTTCAATTCAGGAATATCTACAATATTACCAGCTAACGAAATAAAAAGTGGAGAGATAAAAAATGAATCAGGAAAAATTCTTTTAAAGACTTTGGGAATAAACAATAAGTTATTCTGCCAAGTGTTTAATGACTACGGTAAAAAAGGATACACAGGTCCTAAGAAGAAAACTACTCCTGATGTAGCAAAATTACAACATCTAGTTAGTTCTGGTATTGGTGAAGGCTATTACTATGCTCAAGCAGGCAAAGGCAGAGATCTATTTTTTAATATAGATAAAAAATACAATAAACAAGCTTCAACTATCACTTCTCCAGTAGTTGTTTACTACGGTGGTATTGATGGAAAAGGTAAAAGAATCGATTTAGTGTTCGAATCTGCTAAGTATTTTTTCAAGGTGAATATTAGAAACAAACAAGGTGGATTATATCCAACTCACATCATGTGTGACTATAAAGCTAAATAGCACCATAAACTTTAGTTAACAACTATCAAGAAAATTTATTAAATTGGTTATATGAAAAAGACTACTTACGGTGTCATGAAAACTATTGATGGCATCACAATCCATTACGTACAAGATCCAGGTCAGAACAGAAAACCTCACAATTTAAACGGACCAGCTATGATTTATGCTGACGGTAGAGAGGAGTATTACATAAATGGACTTAAAATGAATGCTTCCCAATTTACATTGATTAGTAAAAAGCGTATTTATAGCGCTGTGGAAGAAGAAGCTTAGTGACATATTTATTAGAAAACTAAAAACTATGAAAATAGCAACAAAAGGCGCTATCGTCTTATTTTTATTGGCCGCTGTTTGGTTAATTTTTAAAGAATTCGGTGAAGTTAGATTTAAGACCGAATCTTATGAAAACAAGATAGAAGAGTTAGCCGTTCAAATCGATTCTTTACACGGTCAAAACGATAGTTTAGAGGCTACAATCCAAGTGGTAGAGCAAGAGAACTTGGTTTTAGAACAAAAAACTAAGACATTATCTAGCAAAGTAAAAGAGTTAAAAGAAGACAAATCAGAGTTAGAGGCAGCAGCAAAAATGAGACCTCATGAGATCGACAGCTTCTTTGTAGTACGATACGCAGAGCAATATAAAGTTGAAACCAAGGACACCACTATTTTACCAGTTCCAGTTTCTAAAGCAGTAGTAGTTGACTTAGTAGATTTAGACAGAACTAGAAATATTGTCTTAAACCAAGACAGCTTGATCACTAATTTAGAATCGACTGTAAATGGTAAAGATAAAGTAATCGTAACTCTAAGAACTAAAGAGGGTAACTACGAATCAATCATCCAAAAGCAAGTAGAACAACAAAATAACTACAAAGTAATTGTTGAAGGTTTGAAAGGAGACATTAAAAAATTGGATAGAAAAAACAAGATCAATAAGCTGACTAAATTTGGAATGGGATTTTTAATTCTAGGCCTTGCAGCAACGCATAAATAATGTCAGAGAGTCAAATCGATATAAAACAAAGAATTAAGGAAGAGTTTGTAAGGTGCGCTCAAGATCCTGTATATTTCATGAAGAAGTATTACATGATCCAACACCCACAAAGAGGTCGAATGCTGTTCGACCTTTATCCGTTTCAAGAAAAGGTTTTAAAACTATTTCAAAAACATCCGGATTCAATCATAAACAAGTCAAGACAGTTAGGTATCTCTACCTTGGTATCTGCGTACTCTTTGTGGATGATGGTATTTTCAAAAGATAAAAACATTCTTGTAATCGCTACTAAGCAGGACACTGCAAAGAACATGGTTACAAAGGTTAGATTCGCTTACGATAACTTGCCTAACTGGATGAAGATCGGAGCGGGAGCAACTTCTAACAACGCATTAAGTTTAAGATTAACAAACGGTTCTCAAATCAAAGCGGTATCAGCAGCCGGTGACGCAGGTCGTTCGGAAGCCGTGTCGCTCTTGGTAATAGATGAGGCCGCGTTCATTGACAATATTGAAACTATCTACACTGCCGCTAAGATGACCTTAGCTACGGGTGGTGGATGCATCGCGTTATCTACTCCTAACGGTGTTGGTAACTGGTTTCACAAATCTTACACAGAAGCTCAATTACAAAAAAATAACTTCTTACCAATCTCGTTACCTTGGACGGTTCACCCTGAAAGAAATCAAGATTGGAGAAATATGCAAGACATAGATCTCGGAGTTAGAAACGCAGCTCAAGAGTGTGATTGTGACTTTGCTACTTCAGGTAATACAGTAATTCCTCCAGAGATTTTAACTTGGTACGAAGGCAATATGATATCCGAGCCGATTAATAGAGAAGGTCAGGAAAAAGCACTTTGGATTTGGGAATACCCTAAGCCCACAAGCTATTATATGGTAGTAGCTGACGTAGCAAGGGGAGACTCAATGGACTACTCTGCTTATCATGTTATAGATACAGAGACATTGACACAAGTAGCTGAATTTAAAGCCCAGACTGATACTAGGATATTTGCCAACGAGCTTATAGCGATAGCAACAAGATACAACCAAGCTTTATTGGTAATTGAAAACGCAAATATTGGTTGGGACGTAGTTCAAGGCGTGGTGGAGAGCGGATACTCAAATATTCACTTTAGCCACAGATCTGACAGTAACGCGGACTTAAATAGTTACTTACAAGTGCATTATGGAAACTCTACTCTAATACCAGGATTTACAATGAGTACCAAGGTTAGACCTTCTGTACTTGAAAAGATGAGAGATTTTATAGAAAACAAAACGGTAACTATAAGATCAGTTAGATTATTAGAAGAGCTTCGCGTATTTATATGGAAGAACGGTAAGCAACAGGCTATGTCAGGCTATAACGATGACTTGGTGATGGCTTTTGCGATTGCTATGTATTTGAGAGAAACTTCTTTGAGATTTAGAAGGACCGCAGAAAGTTTAACTCACGCGACTCTAAATGCATACACAAAAGTAGGAGACGATAGCCCAATGTATCAGTCTTATACTAATTATGGTAACAACCCTTGGCAGCAAGAGATCGCAACTCCAATGGGAAAAACAAATGAAGATTTAACTTGGCTTTTATAATATAAAGATATGGCAGAAAATAAACAAGACAACCTATTCTCGGCGTTAAGGAGACTTTTCTCCACAGACGTTATCATCAGAGATTCTGGTGGTAAGAATTTACAAGTGATAGATACTGAACACATTCAGACTTCTGGTGTGATTCAAACTAACTCTTTAATTGATAGATTCCATAAAGTATACACTACGTCTACAGCTTATGGAGTTAACTTAAACCTAGCTCAGAACTATCAATCAGCTCGTGTACAAATATATGCAGACTATGACGCAATGGATACAGATGCTATCATTGCTTCTGCGTTAGATATTATTGCAGATGAGTGTACATTAAAGAACGATCAAGGTCAAGTACTACACATTACTTCTGCAGATGAAAACATTCAAAACTTATTAGAAAACTTATTCTACTCTGTAATGAACATAGAATTTAACCTATGGTCATGGATTAGAAATATGTGTAAGTACGGTGACTTCTATTTAAAATTAGAGATCGCAGAAAAGTTTGGAGTTTACAACGTAATTCCATTCTCTGCTTACAATATCGTTAGACAAGAAGGTTTTAATCCAAAAAATCCAAACGAAGTAAGATTTAAGTTCGATCCTAACGCAGCGATTAGCTCAACAACAGGATTTACATCTGCTTACAACAATCAAGATCCAGGAATTTGGTTTGATTTGTACGAAATGGCTCACTTTAGATTTTTAGGAGACGTAAACTATTTACCTTACGGTAGATCTTATTTAGAACCTGCAAGAAAGCTATTCAAGCAATACACTTTAATCGAAGATGCGATGTTGATTCATAGAATTACTCGTGCCCCAGAAAGAAGAACATTCTACGTTAACGTGGGAGCCATCCCACCAAACGAGGTTGAAAACTACATTCAACGTATGATCGGTAAGATGAAGAAAACTCCACTTATCGATGCTCAAACTGGTCAATATAACATGAAGTTCAACCAACAAAACTTATTGGAAGACTTCTTTATCCCAGTTAGAGGTAACGATCAATCTACTAGAATTGATACTGCAAAAGGTCTTGAGTACAACGCTATCGAAGACGTTCAATACTTTAGAGAGAAACTATTTGCAGCGTTAAAGATTCCTAAAGCATTCATGGGATATGAAAAGGACTTAACTGGTAAAGCAACTTTGGCTGCTGAAGATATTCGTTTCGCAAGAACAATTGAGAGAATCCAAAGAATCATTGTATCAGAATTGAAGAAAGTAGCATTGGTTCACTTGTACGCTCACGGCTACACTAACGAATCAATTACTAACTTCGATATTCAGTTAACTAATCCTTCTATTATATACGAGCAAGAGAGAATTGCTATGATGAAAGAGAAGATTGACCTTGCTAATCAAGCGGTTGAAAACTCTTCTTTACCAAGAGACTATATTTGGAAGAACGTATTTAATATTTCTGAGGACGAATTTGATGAGTTAGATGACCTTATTGTTGAAGACCAAAAGCGCAAGTTTAGATACAAACAAATCGCCGAGGAAGGAAACGATCCAGCGGAAACAGGCCAAGCATTTGGTACACCACATCAGATCGCAAGCTTATACGGTGGAAAAGGTGATGGTACATTAGACGTACCTAGAGGATACGACGAGACAAATCCAAACGAACCACAGAAAATTCCTGGAAGACCTCAAAAGTACAAATCTATATACGGAACTGACGAATCTCCATTTGGAAGATCTGGAGTTTACGATATGAATAACCAAAACGCTGAGACCAAAGAAGACAAGGTTGGAGTTACTTTTAAAGGTGGAGCTTTGAATATGGAGAACACTATGGCCATCTATTTACAGAACAAAAACTCAATTGAGAAGATGTTCGAGAAGCAAAATGCTAGAAAGACTCAGCTTTTTGAACAATCGAGCCTATTGAGCGAAGACAACATCATTGACAATCTAGATTAGAATATTTAGATATTTATTAGCAAGCCTATCCAAAATAGCTATGGGAATTAAACATTCGAAATATCGTAACACCGGTATTTTATTTGAACTTTTAGTAAGACAGACAACTTCAGACCTTTTGAACAATCAGGACTCTAAAGCTGTTAAAATACTTAAAAAGCACTTTACCAACACAGAATTGGGAAAAGAGTACAGTTTGTACAGCGCTTTCGTAACCAGTCCAAAACTTTCAGAAGCTAGGGCCGAGATTCTTATTTCAACCATTTTAGAACAATATAAGAAATTAAGCCACGACACACTAAGCCAAGCCAAGTATAACCTAATCAAAGAAATTAAGAAAAACTATAACCTAGAAGATTTTTTTAAAGCCAAGATAGAGAATTACAAGCCTTACGCTTCTGTTTATACAATATTCGAATCTCAAAATAGTCCTAATTCAGACACCAAGCAGATCGTTCTAAACAAGATCAATCTTTTAGAGCATATCACTCAAGAGTCTATTAAAGACATGCAAGCTCCTCAATCAATGGTTCAAGAGTTAATGAACGAAGACAAAGAGATCAGACTTTTGACATACAAATTATTGGTTGAGAAATTCAATAAGAAATACCAAGGCCTTTCAGAAAGACAAAAAGCCGTTTTAAAAGAATACGTTTCTAGCATATCTGATTCTGCTAATTTAAGAAAGTTTTTAAACACTAAGTTAAAAGAGATCAAGCAAGAACTTATCGAGCAAACTGAAAAAGTACAAGATAAAGTTACCAAGATCAAAGCAGAAGAGGTGATTAAATTCATAAAGCCTTTGAAAGAGGGCATCGCTATTAAAGACGAAACTATTACTGGAATTTTACAATATTGTGAATTAATTGACGAGCTAAAAAGAGTGTCTAAATAATGAAGAAACCTTTCGATAATCAATTCGCAACACAAAGATTACTATCAGAGGAAAGTGCGACTGGTGGTGGAGTTTCTAACGGAGCTACATTTACGCCTGGCACTGGAGAACAATACTCAACAACGAAAGCTTTCAAGAAGAAAAAAAACGAGGTAAAAGACGTAGAGCCAAAACTCGCCGCAGGTAAAGCAGAAATATACGCTCAAAAAAAATGGGGCTGGAAACCTGCACCATCTATTCCAAACAGACCATCTAAAGGCGGATTCCAATACAAGCAGATGTTTGAAGATATGGAAGAGGGAGTTTTACAACCAGTAAATTTGGACAAAGACTCTCTATCTCCAATGGAATATCAACAAGCACAAAAATACGAGAAGTTTGACGCTAACGATTGGACATTCGACGACGTTTCTAAAAGATATATCAAAAAGCAAGCAGAACCTGATCAAGAAATGCAAACAGAAGATGACGCACAAAAGCCATTCTATGTTAAAGTTTCAGTTAGAGATGCAAAAAGAGCTTTAGATGTACTTAGAGACAATCCAAGTTATATGGGCGTAGAGTTAAACGGATCAGACACATATTATACAGACGACTCAGAATTGGCTTACGATATGATGATGGACTTCGGTACTCATGATATTGAAGTAATAGACAGCAACACTAACGATTCTCTAAACGAAGCATTGACTTACAATAAATTCAAAAGAGAAGCCGCAACAAGACCTAACAAAGACGCTTTACACGAAGCTCTAAAATCTATAAATAAAAAGTTACACGAAATAAACAAGTTAGTGGAGTACTCTACCAATATGAGAACTGAATTGGAAGAGGACTATTCACCAAGAACTGGTAAGGTTGTGAATAAGCTAGAAAGACAACTAGCAGAAATTTACAAAAAGGTTAAAAGTTTAAAGTAACATGGCAAAAGTAAAAACGGGTAATAGCGAGAAGCTAACGTTTGGTAAGAGAAAATCAGGGCAACCTGGAGGTAAAAAGAGCTTTAACAAACACAGTCAAAGACCCAAAGCGTACAAAGGCCAGGGCAGATAATATTTATAAGTACTATGACAACAGCAATCTTATTTAAAAAGCACAGAGCAGGTGAAATCAGCAAAGAGAAATTTTTGTATGAAGTTAGAAGGGACCAAATGTTACCTTTTATCACCAATATGACATCTTACAATGATTCTATTAAGATCCTTAAAAACAAGGGCATCGTTAAAGAGGCTACAGCCGCAGATAACATCCATCCTTACGCCTTAAAAAAAGGTACTGAAGCTGAATTGTTAAAAGGTGGAGAACTTACCAACCTTGCTTATGCAAAAGCCGTTGCAACAGCTACAAAGAAATTAACAAAAGATCCAACTGCTTACGACGATTTACAAATGTCAAATTCTGCAAAGATCGAAAAAGAAGATGCTAAATTGGGTATGACTCCAGTAAAAGACGGAAACCTTGTTGACAAACATAATGGCATGAAGAAGATTAAAGGCTTCAACGATGCTAAAGCAAACACAAAGGC